CGCAGCGCCTCGGGGGTCTTGGCATCGCGGGGGCCGTCGCCGGAGCAGTACAGGATCACCCGTGCCCCGGCCAGCAGGACGGCGGAGCGGCCCCGGGTGTCCCCGTACTCCGGGGAGTAGCTGAGGGCCTTGCCCGGCCCTCTGGTGGGCGTCAGCAGCTCTACGCCGCTGAGGTAGGAGGCACCGCCGTTGTCGGGTACGATGTCCAGGCGGATGTCGGCCCCCTTGTCCCAGGTCAGCCCCCAGCAATTCCAGCCGGCCGTGGCCTTGACCGTGCCGTCGATCTTGAGATTGCCGACGGGCTTCCCGGTGATTGTGTGATAAAACCAGGCGTTGAGGATATACTGGCACCCGCAGGCGGCCTTGACCTGCTCCATAGACCGCCCCCTGGCCTCCACCAGGGCGGCGCGGGTGATGTCCGCCCTGGTGATGACCGCTATGTACTTACTCATGGTCGCTGGGCTTCTCGCCGTTGATGGGGCCGGGGTCGGCGGCGTTCTTCATCAGCTCAATCATGCCCTGATAGTCCTTTGCATCCCACAGGGCGGCCAGGGCCTTGACGTTACTCTGGCACTTTCTGATCCAGGCGTTAAATTCGTCGTTCTCCGCAGCCAGATCTGCGTCGGCGCCCAGTGCTACCCAGTCAGGCCGAAAGGCCGCGGGCAGATTTTCCGCGCCGGGATGCTCCGCCCTGCCGTGGCGGATGTTGTTCTGCACCATGCTGCCGCCTACACCCACATCCACATCGTTGGCGTTGGCGATCGCGTAGCAGGCGGGGGTGAGCTCGTTCCAGTTGATGTTTTTCATTGTTGTACTTCCTTTCATTTTTGTTTTGTGGTATACTTTTTTCAGCCGTGGCGGCTGGCAAACTCCTTTCCATCAACAACACGAAATCCATCCTAACGATTTCTGTAGATGGTTCCCCGCCACGGTCTTTTTATCGGGAGGTGCCTTATGAATATTGTTGTAATCTGCTCCAAGTGCGGAGCTGTGTGCCCATCCACATGGGTCAATGGTCAGCGCGAATGGCTGTGGGAGGGGCAGAAATGTGAGACGTGCGGCGCAGAGGCTTGGGCTGCACACGACCCCAACCGTGATTGGCGCACCGGGAAGCCGCTGGAAGCACCCTCCCGCTTTGCTCCAAAGGATTGACCTCTGCCGCCCAGACAGGGCGGCTTTCTATTTGGTCAGTTGAGCGGCCAGCTCTTGGTACTCCTCGGGGGTGAGTCGGTCGGCGGCCAGGTAGACATCCATCTTGTCCTGGAGGCCGTCGGTGCGGCCCCGGTCAATGAGCATCTTGCAGAGATTGTATACGGTTGTCATAGTGTCTCCTTTCTTAGATGGTGGCGGTAGTGGTCAGCTCCAGCATACACAGCCGCGCCTCGTGCTCGGCCAGCATGTCCAGTGTGATGTCCTCTGCCGAGGGCGATTCAGGCCCCGGCTGTCTTGTGTCCGGGGCGGCCTGGCCTGTTTCGGGGTTGTAGCGCCACCCCTGCTCTACATCGTCCTGTACCTCTACACAGCGCCGTGCAAATGCCTCGCTATACCACTTCTCCGGTGGAAGTGCGTATTCCGGGATGATTTCGCGGACAGTGTTATCCTCATTTAAATAGACTGTTTTCATCAAGAAATACCTCTTGCGTAAATCGCCACATATCCATCGCCACCTTTACCGCCATTACCGCTGGGCTTATTCCCGCTGGAGCGGAAAGCCCATCCCGCTCCAGCACCTCCTCCGCCACCGCCGCGGGTTCCATCAGTACCATTTGTTGCATTGGTCTGGCCGGTAGCTCCCGCACCTCCAGCACCGCCCCCACCAGCGCCTCCGGCCCCTCCTAATGTAGGAGGGTCATTAAGGGCTTCATCCCCGCCGCCTCCGCCGCCGCCGCAGAAAAATTTAAACCCCAAAATATCAAGATTAGGACCGTCCTCACCTGGTTTCCCGGTATTGTAGCCCCCATCGCCTCCGCTACCGCCTGTCCAAGGAGGTTCGCCTCCACCCGTGCCACTACCGTTACCATTACCTCCGTTCCCGCCAGGCGCTATAATCCCAAAAGCGCTGCTGGTCCCTCCGTTTCCTCCACTCTTCTCAACCCCGTCTCCGACTGATGCATTCGCCCCGGCACCGCCTGTCCCGATAACAATATTTTTATTTTCGATGCTATCGCTGTCCAAAATGTGATAGTACGCCGCAGCTCCGCCTCCGCCGCCTCCACCACCTTTGTCGCCACGCGAACCGCCGCCGCCGCCAGCGCCAACCACAACCACAAAAATATCTGCATGTTTGCGGTCGAACGTATAGGTGTAGTTCCCCGGCGATGTGTACTCCTTTATCAGATAATATCCGATTGAGCCAAGTATCTTCCCGAACACCTGGTCAACTGTATGGTTCCCGGCTGAACCCCATATCTTGGTTTCTGTGGTGTCACTTACCAGGGTAAATTTGTTCAGGGGTGTCCCCTTCTGCGACCACCCTGCCTCATTGATCCCGTTCAGGTCAATAGGAAATGTCCCAGCGATCAGCGCCGTGATAAAATCCTCATAGGTAGGATACAGGGAAAGCGCTGCCGCCACCGTTTTCAAATACCGGCTGTTTCCGTTTCCAGCAATAATTCCATCTTGCATTGTTACACCTCACCACAAAATATTTCGCCGCTCATAAATGGCGACCGCTTCAAACGAGCGCGGATCTGGTCCGTCAGCACCAAAACCCGCTCAATGTGATTGGCCCCTTCATGGGTCAGAAGCTCCATCGAGACCGGGATTGCTGGGGCGTTGGCAAGGGAGAACGTGCCACCGATCGCCCCAACGTTGGACAGGTAGTCCGCCATCTGTGCCTGTAGCGGGATGTCATCTATAGCCCAGGCAATACCCTGGCCGACATATCCGGTGACGTATCCCGCCTCCGAAAGCCACCCGTCCAGGTAGGCCATGGCCGTATTGACCCGGTTGAGATCAGAGGCGTTGTATGTCCCACGGTCGTTCAGAGCGTCCACATCGGCCTGTGCCCGGTCGGTAACCATGCGGATGATGTAATAGCTGGCCGTGGTAGTCAGCCCCGCCCCGTCCTTGGCAACGACCGTGACGTTGTTCTCCCCAACCTCCAGATTCAGGAGGAAGGAAAACCGTCCATCCGGCCCCACCTCCGGAGCCCCCGCTGCCGCCCCGTTGTCCATCACTGTCATTGTCACCGGAGGAGCGGTGGCATCGTTGGTCTGCCCTGTGATGGTAACCGTATAGGCATCCACCACCACCTCCTCGAAGGACAGCAACGCGGACAGCACAGGCGGTACGGTATCTACAATGTAGTTTGCCTCCATCGTAGCTGCGTTCCCATCGTTGTCACTGATACCCGCCTGGACGGTGTGCGGCCCCTCCGCCAGAGCAGTCCCTGGCGTATAGGTGATGGTATATGTCCCGCCTGCGCCCGCCGTGACGGACACCTGCTCCGCCGGAACTGCCTTCCCGTCCAGCTTCACTATGGCGCTGTCCGGGTCGATACCGGAGCCGCCATCGTTGTCCTGGGCGGTCCACGTCACCGCAGGCGTGTTGGTGGTCACATAGCCCGCCTCCGGGGATACCAGGGTCAGGATGGGCGGGATGGTCTCCCGCACCACCAACCGGAGGCCCGGCAGATTGTCCCCGTCTGTAGTCACCACCACGCCGCTGTCGTTGGTAGCCTCTACCGTTACGTCGTAATACCCATCCGGCTGACCGCCGGAGAATGTGTCCGGCGTGATAGCCGTCTGATAGGCTCTGGCGTCTTCGTTGTAGGTCAGCGTGTACCACTGACCATTGAACTGCGCCCGCACCTGGGTAATCGCCACGCACTACACCTCCCCCGCCTGGAGTTCGCCGCTGTACCAGAGATCCTCCCGCTCTCCGCCCTGGGCGTCGATGACGACGACAGAAAGGACGGTGGGTAGCCCGACTGATACGGGGTTGGGTGCAAAACTGGCCGAAATAACCAGCGGCGTCCATGTTTCGGACATACTCACCCCTCCTTATCCCAATAGATAACGGCACAGCCCTGTGCCCCTGCCGCTCCGGGTTTCCCCGGCTCTGGCTCGACGAGCACCTTAAATGTAACCGAACCGCCGCCCGGCCAGATGTTGTGCTTATACACGCCATACCCGGGGGCTCCGCCCCTGCCTCCAGCTCCTCCATCCCCACTGCCGGGGATGGGCTGCTCGACGCCAGACCTGCCATACGCATCTCCACTGGCCACATCTGAGAACCCGGTGGGATACTGCACGCCATTGGCGCTGGAGTATGCACCAAATATAGTATCCAGCCCGCTGAAGGAGATCTGGAACTGCTGCTGTGGGTTAATGCTAATCGTCCCTGTCCAGACTCTGCCTCCAGCCCCGTCCGCTCCGTCGGCTCCATAGCCGCCCGTGACGGCCTCGCCAAAGCCATCCTCAGATTCCGCTCTCCCCATGGTGCCAGGCTCTCCGTGGCCGCCATTCTCTCCCTTGCCTATAAGGATAAGGCGCAGCCGTGTGGCACCGGCAGGAGCTGTCCAGACACATGCCTCGGTGATAACCTCCCGGTTCTCGTACAAAAACGCACCGTCGGCCTGGAGGATTGTGCTCTGGCTGCCTTTCAGTACACCGGAGGACATATCGAACGTCTGGGACATTCTGCGCCCTGTGGTGGCCGTGGATTCGTTGAGCCACACTGTGTCCACATCTCCCAGCTCCGACGCCGGGTTGCCCCTCCCCACAGTCTCCAACTGGTTGCCGCCATAGGTGGACAGGATCATCCGGGCCGCTGTCAGCGCCTCAGCCTGGGTGTGGATGAACGGGTTATTGACCGCCACCGTGTTTCCGGATGCCGTGGCATTGCCCGATACCACATACTCAGTGCCATTCCCGTCCGCCAGGGTAAAAATGAGGGCGGCCAGGTCGTCGTTGGCCTTCATGACCGGGTATTCCTCCATGTTGTCCAGGGTCATCTTTGCCCCCTGGTTCCAGAGGGGGTCAGCGGTAAGGTCCCCGGTTTCATCGTCGGCCCGTGGGAACACCCCGGCCGCCATGCAGGCCATACGCAGGAGCTCGCCGCAGGATTTCCCGCTCACGTCCTCCGCGCTCCGGGCCGTCACGGAGCGGCCGGCATACTCAGGGTCCACATGGTACCGACCCGCGAAGTTGTCCCCAAGCTGCGCCACAATGGAGGCTATCCAGCCCTCCAGCGTGGAGGGAAGCTGGGCGGGAGGGATGTACTGCCGGCCGGAGACCAGGCCCACGATGTCCACCAGCTCCCACTGCATGGTCAGGCCGTTGTCGCCGGTCTTCCAGCCGCCGGAATACTGGTAATAGACGCCCTTGGGCTTGTACTCCACCGTGCCGTCCGGCAGAGCTACTCCAATGGACACCGGGATGCCCTGGCGCTCCTCGATGGAGCGGAACACGCCGCTCTTGCTGCGGGGCTCAAACCGCCGGTCCAGGTTGTCCATGGACAGGGAGCAGGTGCCGTAGGGCAGCGCCAGGCAGGAAAAATTGACCTGCTGGTTCAGGGTGAACCGGGCCAGGATGGAGCTGTCCCACTCCTCATACAAACCAGGAATAATCTCCGGCACCCGCAGGCGGCGGCCCGGCCGTGACCAGCGACTTACTGTCATTCGGATAGCGTCCGGGTTGTTGACGGTAAAGCCGTCCAGGACAATGCTGGATGCGGTGTTGCCAGTGACCTCCTTGGTATAGTAGGCCGTGCCTCCCTGCCTGACCTCCACGGTAAAGTCGGCGGGCACCCCGTCCCACTCCGCCATTGGGAAGTGGATGGAGCACGCCTGGAGGATGGAGACATTGGAAAACTGCTCCTCCACCCACACCGCTGGGGAGAATACCCCCTCCGCGCCGGACAGTACATCCCCCAGGAAGCCGATATGGTCTGCCCCCTGGAGAGGGAACAGCTTGAACTGCCCGTTGAGTGCCCAGCGGTTGGGCTCCAGCGTGGCGTAGGGGATCAGCTCCATCTCCTTGTCGTGGATCTGCTCCGGCCGGCATACATTGGCCACGCCGGAGCTGTCCACCGTGCCGTAAACGATATCCGGGTCGATGATATCGATGACGGCCTTGAGATACATCCGCCGCGTGTCGCCGGTGATAGCCGCCTCATAGGCGGCGGAGCTGCTAAGCATGGGGCTTGACCTCCCTCAGTGTAAACGCCACATTATGCCAGTAGGGCTTCCCGCCCCGCGAAAAAGCAAAGGTGGGCTGCGGGAAACTCTCCGTCAGGAAGGTGGACACCACCAGGCTGTCCCTGTCGTCGGGCAGATAGGCCGCCTGGAAGCTCTTGCCGGAGCGGAGTACTGCGTTGACCTTCCGCATGAGTTCATTGCCCATGTAGTCGTACTCGTACTCGATCATCTGCACCCAGCCCCGCACCTCCAGGACACGCCGTCCGGAGATCATGTCCACCTGCTCCCCAAGCTGGGCCGGGTAGCACTTGTACTTGTCGTGGCTGGTCTGCGGCAGATAGATGTTATCTGCGAGAATCAACTGAGTCATACGCCGCTCACCACCTCCGGGTTGGCACGGCCTGCCTGGCGCAGATAGGGCAGCTGCCAGCGGGCAATCTCCATGCCGTTGTTGAGCTGGAGCACGATGGTGGATGGGCATGCCTGTCCCGCACTCGCGGCGCTCAGTCCGTTGACCATGCCCGCCGCTGCGTTTTGGATGGTCTCCACGGTGGGCGTCGGGATACTGCGCTGCATGCGTGCCGCTACGCTGGACATCTCCTCCTCAAATCCAACGCCAATTCCCTGGGCCATGTACCGGCCCACCTGGTCGCGGAAGACCGTGGAGGGCGAGTGAATCCCGAAAAAAACCATGATCCCGTCCAGAATACTACCGCACCATTCCTTCACCCGGTTCAGCAGCCATCCAGCGGCCCCCTTGATGCCCTCCCAGATGCCCTCCACGATATTGGTGCCGACCTCTACGATAGAGCCAAGCAAGGCCCCCAGGCCGTCCACGATAGCCACAATAATCTGCGGCAGCGCGGCTACCAGCTCCGGGATGGCCTTGACAATTCCGGTAATCAGCCCACCCAAGAGTTCAAAGCCTGCGTCCACAATGGCGGGCAAATTCTGCACTATAAAGTTGACAAAGGATGTGATAATCCTCGGCAGATTCTGGAGCATTACCGGGATCCCCTCCACAATTCCCTGCACCAGGCTTCCCAGCATATCGCCGCCCTTTTGGATCATATCAGGCAGATGCTCAGACAGAAAGTTAAGCACACCGCTCACCGTCTGAGAAAATCCCTCTATGACCTGCGGGATATTGTCTACCACGCCCTGCCAAAGCTGCCCCATCATCTCTTGGGAGGCTGCGAGCATCTGCGGGGCCCTTTCCTTGAGATTGCCGACAAATTGCCCGACCAATGTTCCGGCCTGCTGCACGGCACCGCCGAGTCCGTCCTCCTGGAACGCCTGCACAACGCTCAGCACACCTCCTAGCAGCTCCGCAAGCCCCTGCTTCGCGCTGGCCACCACAGGAGAGAGGACAGCTCCAAAGCCTGCCATTGTCTCCGTCAGCTCGGCCGTGGCCTGGTTGTTGGCCACGATATCGGCATTATTCTGCTGCCACGCCTGCCCGGCCTGCACCAGCCCCTGGCTGGCCAACTGCTGAAGCACCAGATTGGCCCGCTCGGCCGGCGTGGCCGCCGCCGACAACTTTTCATTGAAGGCGTCTTCTGATATACCTGCCCAGTTGAGCGCGTCCGCGAAGGTTCCCGTGACCTTCCCTACCTGGATAGTCTCATTGATGGCCTCGGAGAGACTATCAATGGGTATGGAGTCTCCATAGGTAGCCCATGCGCCGATGGTGGCGCTGGTAATCTGCTCCAACTGCTCCTGTGCCAAGCCGATGGCCTGTAGATTGGCGGTGGTGGTGGCCGCAGTCTGGTCGTCCCCCAGGACGCCATACAGGGTGCGGTAGGTGGCGGCGGTCTCCTCGGCACTGTAGCCTGCCCGTTGGCTGGACACCTCCAAGGAGGCCATGATCTTCCGGTACTCGGATGTGTTCTCCACCAGATCCTTTACCCCGCCGATCAGGGACTGGATGGCTCCAGAAATACCCCCGCCCAGGAACGCGGACTTGAGCGTATCACCAAAGCCGCTTGACTTGCTGCCCGCGTCATCCATGGAGTCGGCCAGCTCGTCCGCCGCGTCGGCGGTATCGTCCAGCTCTCCCTCCACCCGAGTAAGCTGGGCGCGCATTTTATTGAGATCCGCCGTGGCATCCTGAACCGCCTGCGCCCAGCGCAGCGTCTTCGTGTCGTTCTCGCCGTATTTCTGCGCGGCAGAGGCCAGCCCCTTTTCCAGCCGGGAGAGCTTCTGCTCCTGGGCCTCAATCTGCCGGGTAAGCACGCCCGCCTGTGCAGACAGGGCCTCCTGGCTTTTTTCATTGCCAGCAAAGGCGGAGGTCACCGCTTTCATTTCTGAGCCCAGTGTGCGGAGCTGCTGGTTGATATTGCCCAGTTCCTTCCGGAACTCAGCTTCACCGTCAATCCCAATCTTTGGGCCGATATCCACGGACATGGTTTCACCTCCTGTTCAGCAGCGCAAAGAACTCCTCTTCTCCGTCCCCGGCGCTGTGCTTCAGCCTGGCGCCTTCGTGTTTGATCTGTTCAATGGCGACCAGATCAAGCAGTTCCCCCAGCGGAAGATCCATTGTCTGGTCATATGTCAGGCCGATCTTCAGTCCATACCACAGAAACCACTCGGGGGTCAGCCTGACCGTTTCCCCCGGGCGGTTCCGGCGTTTTTTGGCGCTTCCGCCTCCACGGTGACAGCCCTTCCGGCTGTGATGGTTTCCGCGATCTTGTTCTTTAGCCCCATAAAGTCGGAGATATCGCACAGATCGTAGAGCTGGTCCACGGTAAGCGGCGCAGGGTTCTCCATTCCCTCATGGGCGGCATAGCGGCTCCCCGCCTCCATCATGGCAGACAGTATCCAGAACGCCTCGTCCATCGCCCGGACCGTATCCTCCTGGTCCAACGCCTCCGGGATGTGCGTCACATCCCCATACCGTTCTGACACCGCCCGGAGCACCCGGACAGAAAAACAGAGCAGGTATTCTTTCCCGTTGACCGTCAATTTCGCAGTACGCATTTAGGGCCCCTCCGTGATGCTCAGATACTTCTTGACGGCGGCCTCCGCGTCCGCCTCGGTGTCCATGGGAGTGGATATCCGAAACCACGGGTGCTTTGCCGCGTCGCTGCGCAGGATGGTGGCAGTCAACTCCTGCGTCTGCCATTCAATGGTTTCCCCCTGGGTGACCGCAGAGATGCCCGGGGTGGCGAACTGGATTTTATTGAGGACGAATGCCACCCACTTGACGGCCCCATCCACCTTTTTCTTGATGACGCCTCCTAGGCCCACATAAGGGGCCTCCTGGTCATCGTCGAACACAATCCACTTCGGCTCCGAGGTGGTGATCCCTTCGTCAGTGATAGCCTCCTCCTTGACCCCGAATACCGGAACCATCACATCCGCCCGCAGATCGTCGGTGGTAACGTTCGCTGTGCCGCCGGTGAACTGCTGGTCGCTCTCCGCCGCACCGTTGTCGCCATAGAGGATATTGGCGTCCTGGCTGTCCAGCTCGATAGACAGCTCTGTATACTTGCCCAGCAGCGCCCCGTTGGAATAGCTGACCGTGCTGCCGGTATTGCTGTATTTGGCATAGTAGGGCTTACTCAGGCCAATGGTTGCCATGGCTTACACTCCTTCACTTCATGATTTCTCCGATCTTTTTGTCCACCGTTTCCTTCATGTAGGCTACCGCCCGTTTCCGGGTGGCCATAACAGCCCGCCGGACAAAGGGATTTTTCTGCATCCAGGTGGTTCCGCTCTCCACGGAGCGGGCCACCATCTGGTTGGGCTGGCCGTTTGGCCACCGCCTGGTCACGACCTTGTTGTAACCGTCAAATCCGATCTTCACGTGGAAGTAACCTGTGCCGTCGTCCTGCATGGAGGCGATGCCCAGCCCCTCCTCCAGCCCTTTGACCTGCACCTTCCGGGGGCCCCGTACCGGGCTCCCGCTGGTCCCAAATCCTTCATCGGTCGGGATCTGCTCCAGTGAGGCTCGGATTTCGTCGGCCACAATCCCCGCCGCCCCATAGATGGCCGAGCCGCAGATCTCGTCTCTGAGGCTGGCCTCCAGCTTGGCGATTTTCGCCAGATACTCGTCACCCTTCTTGAATTGGATGGTCGCCATCACGCTACCTCCCATACCCATTCGGTGTGCCAGAAGCCGGTATCCTCCTCAAACTGGACAGAGCTGATATACCAGGCGATGCCGTATTCGCTCAGGGACTCCCCCAGCGCCTCCGCCCAAGGGTCAAACTCCCGCGTGGTGAAGAGGTCGGTGGTGCCGGTGACCGCCCGCTCGGCGTGGCCGTTGCCCGCCGCCAGATCGTTGTCCCCGTCCTCCTGCCAAACAAAATACCGGCTGGATTTCATCCGTTGCCCATGGCGCACCGCGTCGGTGACGGCGGTATGCGCTGCGATAAGTTTCTCCTGCCAGGTCATCCCGGCATCCCCCTTCCCGGTGTGTCCGAATCGGACGCACCGCAGTCCTGCTCCAGCCTGGCCAGCGTCAGATCCATGGAGGGCGGCCAGACGTCAGCCACACTCTGCACCAGGTCAATGCGGTATTGCCTGCCGTCCTCCGTGACGGCCACATCCTGGGTACTGACGCCCCGCAGCCGGGGCGTCCTCAGCACCCGCTCTACGTCCACCTGGTTCTGCTTGGCCAGGTAAGCCCTTTGAAGACCCAGCTGCCGCTCCTCATAGCGGAGCACAGCCTTTTTTGTCAGCCGCTCTACCGGCTGGTAGCCGGGCCGGGCCGCGTCGGTGACCATGTAGACGGCCACCAAGCCGTCGTTGTAAGTCTGGCTGACCCCATTATCCGTCCGGGGCCGCATCGGGGCTTTCCACTCCGCCATACCGCTTCACCGCCCTCCCGTGCTGCATGTCCAGCAGCAAGGCCAGATAGTTGTTCTCAAATACGTCCAGTGCGCTGTCCCGGGCATGCCGCACAAACTCAAACAGGAGGGTGCGCGGCATCCCGTCCGCCGTGTAGTCCCCCGCCTCCCCCAGCTTTCCGTCCAGGTAGGCCATCCCCGAGGCGACGAGGCCGGCATACTTCCGGTCGGTGGCCTCGTCGTCCCAGGTGATGTCCAGGTAGTTCTTCACGTCGGACAGCAGCCCCTCGGGCAGACTGTCCCGCCCCATAATCAGCTCTTGGTGACCGTGACGGTATACGCCTTCTTGGTCTTCCCGTCCGCGGCGGTGACATTGATGGTCACCGTATTGGAGCCGCTCTTCCAGGTGGCCGCGGTTCCGTTGGAGATCTCCTTGTCATCCACCAGCACCTGGATGGACGCTCCCGCGTCAGCCGGCGTGGCGGTGATGGTGTTGGTGGCGTTGGTCGTCTCCGCCGTGTAAGTAGTTGTTCCAGAGGAAAAGGCAGGCGTCAGCGTCAGGCCGCCGATGGCCAGTGAGGACAGGGCGGCGTCGGTGGACGGCGCAGGCTCCTCTACCATCGTGATCTTCCAGGCGGCGGGCTTCAGGCCGGAAATGTCCAGGTGCAGGAAGGCGTTGTTATCCAACGGCATACCGTTGGCATACGCCTTGATGAGATAGACCCGCTCGTCCTCCAGGAAGCGGTAGTGGTCGCTGTACTCCACCCGGCCGTTGGGGGAGGTTCCGGCCAGGGCCAGATAGCGGTGGGCGATGCCCATGACCGCCTCGCCCCTCTTTAGGGCCGGCACCTGGATGATGGTCATGGGGTAGGGCATCACGTCGTTGCGGTAGCTTCCATCCGGCGCCATCAGAGTGGTAGCCGGCATGACCTTCTGGAAGTAGTCCTGGGGGTTGACCAGGAAAATCACGTCCTGTACTTGCCGGGGCTTTCCGTTTGGATCCGCCGCCATAATGGAAATCAGATTGCCCACGGTGGCGGGGGACAGGTCGTAGAGCTTCACCCTCTCCTTCTCCGGGTACACGCCGCCGGATACCACCACGCTGTCCCCCACCTGCCGGGTCATACCGATGGGCTTTTTGTTGCCGTCTCCGGTTACAAAGCCCGCCTCCATGCCGTTGCTCAGCGCCTCATAAAGCGCCTGGCGCATAAACTCGTCCAGCCACTCGGGCCCCAGCTCCAGCATGGCCTTGCACACCGCCAGGAAGGCGCTCAGCTTCAGCAAAGTGGTGGGGATCTTCTTCAGGCCGGCGGTCAGCTCCTTGACGATCTCGTCGCACAGGTCGCCCCACACCGCCTCCTCATAGCCGTTGGTGTTGACCATGATCTCCACCGCGCCGCCGGAGGCTCGGAAATTGATGCGGCTCAGCAGGGGGTGTCTGGTCTGAAGCTCCGTAAATACCTCGTTGATCACCGTCCGGGGGAGGGCTGCGTCCAGGCCGGTAACCGCCTGGCGGGGGTCGGCGCTCTTCATGGCCTCGCCCAGCCTCTGATAGTAGTCCCGCTCTTCCTTCGTCAGCTGCCGGACGCCCCGGGCGGCCAGGATACGGCTGTCCATCTCCTGCTGCATTTCCCCGATGCGCTGGTCATACTTCTGCTGGATGTCTGTCTGGATGCACTCCAGCATCTGGTCGAACGCCTGGTAAAAGCCCTCCGTGTCTCCCTCCCGGATGGCCTTCTGCATCAGGCCCCGGATCTCCTCCCGGTTCAGAATGTCGTTCGCTCTCATAGTCAGTCTCCTTCCTGTTCAAACAATTTCAGAATCGCGTTGCCTCCCGGCCCATTGCCAGGCCAGCCCGACGGAGGCGCCGTCAACTGCCGGAGCTGGGCCGCCAGGCTCCGCTGGAGCTTGATGCGCTGCTCCACATCCAGGTTCGCCTTTTTCAGAACCTCGGCGGCCTGGGTCATGTCCGCGTCCTGCTCGGCGTAGCGGTCAGCCAGGCCGTACCGGATACACTCCTCCGCGGTGAGCCACGTCTCGCCGTCCTCAAGCTGGGTGATGGCCTCCGCCGTCAGCTTATCCCCGGCCTTCTGGAGATAAGCCGCCCGCCCAGCCTCGTTGATTTTGTCCAGGTCGTCGGCCGCCTTGCGCAGCTCAGCGGCGTTGCCGCATACGCCCATCCACATGTTATGAACCATCATCAGGGCGTTGCGGGGCATCACCACCTCGTCCCCCGCCATGGCGATCACCGAGGCAATAGAGCAGGCAAAGCCGTCCACATACACCGTCTTGCGGGCCGGGTGGCGCTTGAGCTGGTTATAGATGGCGGTGCCCTCAAACACCGAGCCGCCATAGCTATTGATGTAGATATTGATCTGGCTGACATCCGGGTGGGCGGCCAGATCCTCCCGGAAGGTGTTGGCGCTGGTCTCGCTGCGGATCACCTCGTCTGTCCACCAGTTACGCCCATCACCCTCCACGTCCCCGTAGATATACAGCTCCAGTGTCCCCGGCGTAGCCGCCTGTTTCAGCTCCCACATGGTCTTTCTCATGTCGTCACTCCCTTCTGTGCGCCCAGCTTTCGGGCAGCCTCCCCCATGGGTGAGATGTTGAGCGTCATAAAGTGCTCGTCCGCCCACGGCTCGGGGATGGGCGCCTGTCCAGCCGCCCGGCGCACGTCATTGATGCTGTAGCCTCCCGAGCCCACCAGCTTCTCCACGTTGGCCGCGTTTGCAAAGAGGTCAAAATGGATGATGCTACTGGAGTCCACCCGGAGGTAGCTGCCCCTCTTCCACTGCGCATACCCGTACCGCTTGCGAATAATCTCCTCCTGGAGCTGGTCGCATAGCGGGTCGATGCAGTTCGTCAGAAACCGGGTGTTGGCGTCGGCGGTGCCCTCCACCTTGCCGTTGACCAGCACCGCCGGAATCAGGAACCCCCGGGCGGTAAAGTCGAAAATATCCTCAATCAGCGCCCGGATGTCCCGGGTATCCTTGCTTCCCCCGGAGTCGGCACTCCCGCCCACGTTCTCGTAGGCGTAGCCGTCGAACTCCGGCAGGATGGCCCCGTTGCTGTTGAGAAACGGGCGGATCTGCTCCTCAATCATTTCGGCAAACTTGGCCTTGAAATCGTCCGCTCCCTGGGCTAACTGAGACACATGCACCTTCCAGTGCTGCCCGCTGCCCCAGGTGTACGCCCGCATCGCCGCTGATACCATGCGCCAATAGGACTGATACAGGCCGTTGAGGATGGGACGCATATTGGTGTGGTTCAGCCGCAGGTGGAGTACATTGGGCTCATAGAGGGGAAACTGGTACGAATAATCTCCCACCACGACGCCCCGGTACTCGTTCTGTCGGGAGGGCCACTCCTCCGGCGGCTCCCATCTGTCCGCCACCACCAGGGCGTCCATTTCCTCCCGCTTCAGAGTGTTCACCACCAGGGCCTCGTTATCCTGGTACAGCTTGGCCACGAGCTTGTGAAAAAACATGGTGGAGTTCTGGTTCACGTTGGGCGAGACGTTCCACAGGTAATACTCCCTGTCCTGGAGCTCCACGCCATCCCGGAAGGTGCGGAACTCACACCGCCCGATGGCATTGGCCACCATGTTGACGCAGATCCAGAAGCACAGCTCCCGCACCTGGTACTCCTGGGCCGCTTCAAAGAGCTCCCGGCAGGACACCTCCACCGTGCTCCCCTTGCCCCGGTCTCCCCGGAGCCACTCAAAGAATTTGATTCCCATCTGCCTGTCTCCTCACAATCGTATTGCCCCGATGGGGGGCAGCTCCACCGGCGTTCCGGTTCCCAGCGCCGGCTCTCCTGTCATGGAGGCCACCAGCGCCATCCACGGGTCGGTTTTCCGGCTTTTAGGTTCTATTTTGGCGTAGATAAAATTGCCCGTATCCACACCCTCCTGCCTGCGGCGCACCCGCTTGGTGTTATTCACCGCCCAGCGCAGGCAGGGGTTGTCCCCCCATGCGAAGAGCTGGCGGTCGAAGCACGCCTGGATCACCGGCTCCACCTGCATGATGTCCGAGGGCCGCACCAGCTTCACCCGGCTTTTATCGGCGGCGTCAAAGCCAATTTTGCGCAGGGATTCCGATACCAGCGTCCATCGGTGGTGATCCAGGGCCAGCAGCCGGACGTTATACAGGAGCGCCGCCTGCTGGATATAGGTGGCCAGCAGATCCGGGTGGATGCTCACATCGTCCACCACCGTCGCGTGTCCCTGCTCCGCCCAGGCACGCCAGGGCGCCTTCACCCGGGGCAGGGTTTTAGACTGGGCGCAGATCCAGGCATGGTTGATGTCAAAGCGGGCCTCTCCTCGCCGGAAATGGAGGTTGACCGCTGCCCAGTCGGACAGCTCCGCGTAGTCCAGCCCCACAATGCAGCTCCACCCCCGCAGCTCCGGCAGAGGGCGGTTAGTGGCCCTCACCTTCTCGTAGTCGGTAACGGAGACCTCCTTGAAGCCCGCTCGCAGTCCCATCCGCTTGGTGAGAAAATCCCCGTTCTGCTCCGGGTGCTCCAGCCAGTCCTCGTACTCGTCGCGGATTTCCTGAAGCAGCTCCGGCTTGTACGCCAGGGACGGGTTGGCCATATACCAGTTCTCCGGGTCGTGTACCTGCTCTTTAGTGCTCAGGCAGCAGATAAAGGGCAGGAAGCCCCGGTCGGCCTCCCCTTCGAGCAGGATGCGGCGGCCCCGCGCCAGATAGTCGTCCAGCGGGCCATCGCTCACCTCGCCGTTGGAGGTGAATATGCCCACCCGCGGCTGGGCTACCTTGCCCTGGCCGGTGATAAAGACCTTGATGTTATCGTAGTTCTCAAACTGGTGAACCTCGTTAAACACCACCTTGCCCGAGCGCATGCCGTCCCGGCCCTTGGGGTTGTTGGTGCGTCCCTTCATGACGCCCTTGTTTTTCCGCCCTTGAATGAGCTCCTTGGTGTGGTAATAGTGCTTTTTCAGTTTAGCCTCGTAGCGGGGGGATTCCAGCACCTCGGCCAGGTCCTTCACCGGCGTCACCGCCTGCTCCTCGTTGTTGGCGCAGATATCCACGTTATAGTGCCCTACCGGGTTATACGGGGAGATGGAGCAGGCGCCGTCAAACGCGATCAGCCCGTCCTTGCCGGCGCCCCGGCCCACCATGCACAGCAGGGTCTTCCAGCGGGGCGTCCCGTCCGGCCTGTAGGTACAATCCCACAGGGCAATCAGGAACTCCTCCCAGGGGAACAACCGCTCAAAGGGAAAATACTTCACCAGGCCCAGGTAACGCCGAAGCTGCTCCGCATCCACCCGGATGTCCTCCTCCGCAAATACTCGGCGGACATAGGCCGCGAGGGCGTGCTGCTCCGGGCAGGCCCTGGGGGTGTCCGCCTCCACCGCCTCCAGATAGCACAGCACCTCCGGCGGCAGGCTACAGCTCATCGTCCCCGCCCCCCTGGGAGGGTTCGTCCTTAAATCCCAGGGCGGTATAGATGGCCAGCATTTGCCGCGATACCTGCACCGCCAGGGAGACGCTGCGGTTCTCCACCGGCATCCCCCGCTTGGCGTCCATGACCGACACACCCCGCTCGGCCACGTCCGCCTCCAGCCGCTTGAGCTGGCACCAGAAGTTCATGTATTCCCGCACCTTGTCGGTGTACGGCTCCTCCACCATCCCCCGAGCCTCCAGGCTCTCCAGCATGGCGCTGCGGAGGGCCTTGTATTCTTTTGTCTTCTCCGGTTTTGTCATGCCGTCCCCTCCCTGTCCGTCCGGCCTGGGCAGCGGGGCGCGCGCGGGTGCGCGATCCGCCGGGAATGTCCATTACCCACCCGATTGGGGCCTGTACCGGAAAACCTGTTTTTTTCGACGGGGGTATCAGTCCCACCGCTCAACCGTCACCGGCGCATAGAAGCGCCGATATTGCCGCTGACTCTCCGGGTGGAGCTCTTCGTGGCACTGCTTGCACACGCTGATCAGCTGCCGCTCCCCCGTATCCGTGTCCCAAATGCTCAACGCCAGGTCCGGCCGCTTCCGCAGGTGCTTGACGTGGTGTACGATGCGCGCCCGCCGGTACCGCCCCCGCTGCTTGCACCGCTGGCACTCGCGGTTATCCAGCCGAAGCACATCAGGCCGCAGGGCTTTCCATTCGCCCCAACTGTAAAACTCCGCCTCTCGGCCCTCGGCAATCAGCTCCCGCAGTTGGGCCAACCGTCTGCCGGATATCATCTTGCCACCTCTCCTGCCTGCATTCCTTCACAGATTTATGCTACCATGCCCCTGCCGCAAGATGCCCAAAAGATCGGGCACGCTAAAAATTTTCTTTCCGGCCTAGCAGATAGTCCGCTGTCACACCGAAAATATCCGCCAGCAGGCAGATAGTGTCGGTGGAAGGGTCTGCCTCTCCTCGTTCATAGACCGCAATCATGTTTTTGCTCAGGCCACACCGCTCAGACAGGACGCGGCGGCTGATTCCTCGACGCTCCCGCAGCTTCTGCAAGCGGACGGCAAAGGTCTCATTCATCGTGTCGTTTCCTCCTCCCGTGTCGTGTAGCATTATCCTCCAGCGGCATTACCCAGCGTATGTAAGCGGCTGAAAAACCGGTTTCCCCGTCCTCCCGGATCTCCCGCTCAACCACGCGGGCCTCCGGCGGCACCCGCACCGTGCCCGCTCTGGCCACAGGGATGGGCGTGGAATACTGGGGTTGTCGGATACCCTGAGAGTGGGACCAGGCCCGCGCTCCTCCGTACCCGGCGTTGCGTATCATGTACCTGGCCACGGCGGTATAGTCCCCAGTCGCATCCAGGCGTCGGTATGAAAACTCCTCCGGCGGCCAGTGCTGGGCGATCAGCTCCCAGTCCATGGCATCCGTGACCACGTGGTGGTGCAGGCGCACCGGCTGCCCCGTCTTCGTGGACACGCTGGCAGTCACCAGCCACCACTTGAGCTTTTTCCCCGTGGTCTTCCGGTACGCCCTGGCCAGCCGCCGCATGAAGTTTCGGGCAATACGCTTCGCCTCCTCCCGTGTGGCAGGCAGGCGGCTATCGGAGTATTTCAGAGTCAGGAACAGATCTCCGCCCTTGCAGTTAGCATTGAGCTGCCGGGCCAGGATCAGCACCGCCTCGTCTTCATTGCGCTTGAGCTGCTTGGCGGACGATTTCCCTCTTCTGGCCCCCCGCGGTGTTCCCCCGCGTGCCTCCATGAGCACGTCCCGCACCTCCACGGCGCGGCCCGCTGTGATCCGGTAGCGCATGAGCTTTTTCACCTGGTTCTCCTCCTTTGGCTGGTGCTGGTTGAGATCTTAGCGGTCTAAGGGCCCCGCATAGGAACACGCGCGCGTTCCTCAATTTGATATATAAGGTAGGGCATTGGCCCTCTGCGCCGCCCCCGGAGGGCCGGAGGCGGCGCACAATGTCATGCCGCAAAGGGCGGGCTCCAAAGCCCGCCCTTGTTTATCTTCCTTTATTTTCCTTCCTTTTGGGGCCTCGTCGGTACTTGTCCACGATCCTCCGGCGCTCCGCCTCGGTTGTCTGCGCCACCAGTTGGCCATAAGTCAGGCCGCGCCGCCGCGCCGCGATGCACAGGGCAATCAGCTCCACATTCGCCACCCTTGTCCCTCCTCTCTCTATCTCTCCCCAGCAGGGCGAGGGCAATCTGTAACTGCGCGCCTATTCCCAGGCGTCGGAGGTCAATATCCATCCAGCATCGCCTCCAAACTATCAAATAGCTGGGTGCTGTACTGGCCTGGGAACCATCTCTCCAGCCGCACCAGCATGGGCACCGACCAGACGGGCGCTACCTGCTGGGTGCTCACCCGCACCCGCAACCGGAGGGCCGGCGCCTCCCACTCCAGGGATGTGACCCACCCCCGGCGCAGAGCTTCCCGCAGTTCCTCCAGATCCCCGGCGGTGAGCAGGCTTGTCCATCCGCTCATGTACTGGGCTTCGGCCGATCGACCCGCTCGAAGGTGATCACCCATACCCATGGGTTGGCATCCCAGCCGTAGAGGTGTCGCTCAGCAGGCTTTATGGTGCTGTCCCACAGTTCATCAAATCGCATAGGATTTACGCACCCCTCTTCGGCCACACTTTCCCAGGTAACTTCCCTCAGCCGCTCCGCCTGCACGCCGGCGACCCGTAGGAAAATCCGGGCTGCCTCCTTTGGCATATGAACAGCAGGACGCCAACCACTGCTCTTGTACTGTTCCGGCCGTATATCCTCGTCCGCCCGGTAGTAATACACGCCGTTTGGCCTGAAATGCCCTCCAGGACTGGCCGGAAGCCGAGCCCACGTCTCCCTCACCCACAGAATGTCGCCAGTCTGGCATGGTGGCTGAATTACCCTCGGCGTCCCCTCGATTGCATAACAGCCGGGGTAACAGCTATTTTCCGTCATGCGGATGGGCCTGCCGTCCGGCTTCGGTCTTATCGCCCGCCGGGTGACGGTTTTCCGGCCCTCCAGGATGGCACGCACCATGGAGGTGTTGAACAGAATTGGTCTCTCCGTATCGTCTCCCCCCTTAAATGAAATCCATCAGATCCACCTGCACCGCTGGCAGAACTGGGGCAAAGAGCTTGTCCAGCACATCCGTTCTGACCAGGCGGGAGTCACGGTCCATATCAAACAGGCTGAACGCCCACCCGGTTTCCCCGCATAGCCGAATCCCTCGCAGTTTCCACTTCTTCCCCGGTTCCATGCCCAGCTCCTCTGGCCGACAGTCTCCTTCCACCAGCCGGTCCGGCACCTCAAAGGAGATCGGCAGCGCATCCATGTCCTTCCGTTCAAAGAAGTCCACCGTCCCCTTTTTGTATGGACCCCCCAGCAGTGTCACGCCGTCGATATTGCAGTGCCATATAGACAGGTCAATCCCTAGCAGATACTGTTCTTTGGGATTGCTGTAACTCCGGTGGTGGGTGAACTTCTCCCCCAGGCGGCAGGGGGCCTCAATCAGCATGATGCCGCCCCCTCCTCCCGGAAGGGCGCCAGTTGCTTCTCCATAGCTCCCAGCAGGGCGCCGCCGGCGGCGGTCAGCTTGGCCCGGCCCTCGTCGTCCCCACCGGCCTTCAGCTTGTGGAGGATGCCCATCATGCGGGAAAAGTCCTCCTGGCACGCCTCAAAGTAGACCCCGAACTGGGTGATCTCCTTATTCCCGGAGGCCCGCAGCTCCTTCCGGGCCCGCTCCAACGCCTCCCTGGTCTGTTTCAGCTCCTCCCGGGCGGCCTTCTGCGCGTCCATGGCGTCCCTTCGCTCCTGGCGGGCCTCCTTCAGCTTCTGGTCCATCTCCTGGTGCTGGTTCAGCAGGTCGCTCTGCTGCTTTCGGGCGGCTGCCAGCTCCTTCTCCAGGGCCTCTACCCGGGCGCGGGCGTCTGCCGCCGCCTCTCGACGGGCCTGATCCAGTTCCTCCTCCTCGGCGTGCTGCACGGCCACCTCCACCGGACGGCTGCGCAACTCCTCCAGCTCCTGGGAGAGCTGCGCCACCCGCTCGTTGG